AATATTTTTCAGATTCTTCACGAAGAAACCTAAAATTATCTAAAGAATCTTCTGCAATGATATTATCACCATCTTCATATAGAATATGGTCTACATGTTCTAATATAATATTTTGATTTGGTTCGCCCTCTAGAACAATATTATCAATCTCTGTTGCATCTTCTAGAACAAAAGAACCACCAAGAACAGTAATTCTAGCAGACGCTGCGCCACCATTCGTATTTGAGTTATCAAAGGTAACTACATCATCATATGTGTATCCAGTACCACCATCTTCAATGTGAATTTCATCAATGCCACCAGCACCAATTGCATTTACAGAACCTTGAATACCAACACTACCCAACAATTCAAAATGAACTGTATCGCCAACCTTATAATATCCACCAGACTCAGTAATAGTTACTTTATCAACAATACCAGAAACTTGAGCACGAATAAGTTGGTCGAGTTCATTAGAAACCGCATTAACTGTCTCACCAATAATAAACTCACCAGTGATTGTGGTTCTATCTAAGTTAAGTTCTGCGACAAGTTGTGCGCCTTCCTTATACTTAATAACAGTTTGGACAACAGCAGAAGCTTGAGAGGTTTCACCAGTTACAACTTGTCCAACGATTGTTGAATAATCTGATGTACCAATCTCTGTAACTCGCATGAGATAATCATCAGACCACTGTCCGTTTGAAACTCTTAGAACATTTTCTCTTGGATAGATGAGTGAGGACTCTTCATCAAAAAGAATTCTGAAGAATAGTTTGTGTCCTTCTTCTGAACCCTTTGTTTCATACAAGTCTCTAATGTTCTTGATAAGATTTCTTTTAGAGATGCCATCTGCAAGCGACTCTGGAATAGATTCCATAAGTGCATGTTGGAACTTGTCAAGGAAACTATAAACAGTGTTATCAGTATCAGCATATGCAAGCAATTGCTGAATGTTTTGAATTGGGTTTGCTCTATACGAAACAACTGGTGCCTTAGCGCCAGAGGTTTGTCCTATAACATTTTCACCATCTTCAAACTTTTGTTGAGAAGAAATATAAAGAACTTTATTTGAGTCATAATCATCAACGAGAATGACAGCAGTAAACCCACTGTTCTCCCCACGAATAGTTTCGCCGGCTTGGAACTTACCAACCGACTCTTCTAGAACAACCTTTTCTTCATTTGCTTCATCAACAATATAGTTTACACTATTTGTTTCTTGGATAACGTAATCATTTGAACCGCCCAGCACAAGCTGTCCAGATTCCATAAACTGAAAATAGTGTTTTAGGAATATGGCAAACTGTGGGTGATCTGACTGAACGAATTCAGGCAGTTGGTTTTGAATATGGGGGGAAACCTTATTCGTTAATTTTGGAGAACGTCCATCCATTTGTAAAACCTATCAGTATGATGAGCTGCTAGAAGAACTGCTAGAACTACTTGAGGAACTGCTCGAAGAAGAACTTGAACCGCCTGATGCAACACCAGTTGTTGCCCTACCAAATGTACCAATAACAGAATGAGAACTTGGTGAAGCAGTCGTTCCCAACTTATCTGTCTGTGCAGTAATTCTAGAACCTCCGATATCAATACTTATAAGTTGATTTCTAACAGGAACAATATCATTTGAATCTGGAATTGCAAAGACATGGATTGTACCATCAGAGTTTACTGTTGATGTAATCTGTAAATCATTTACTGTAATTTCGCCAGTTTCATAATTAACTGTGCCAGCATTACTATTCAAATAAACTCGTTCTTGTGCAACAATACTATAAATTCTTGTGATCCCAGAACCATCGTCATCAATATAATAGGTATTTGTTGAACCAGCAATAGTAAATCCTGTAGAAGAAATAACTGGTGGTTCATCATCGTGTGGATGATAAATTTTATTATAGAATTTTATTACATATTGTTTCTTTGTATTAATCTGAGCTCTTTGAGATTTGTACATTCTAATGTTAGAAATGTTATTAAGAATAGCATGATCAGAAGTATCAATCAATCTAGAAATTTCTGAGAACCTATACATACCGTCAAACTTTTCAAGAGTTGTATTACTATAATTTGATAGTACACCAGACACAATTGTTTCCAAGTCACCAGAACTCTTAGTTGTGGTGGTTGGATCATATCTAAAGTTTACATCCATAATGATGTAGATTGTTTCTGGATCAACAATGACTGGGCGAACAGATGCAATATTATATTGATTCAATTGAGATACAATATTTTGTTTTTGAGCTTCTGTTAAGAATGTTCCCTGTAGTGGACTAATAGAAATATACACCTGTCCATAAATTGGTGGATCATTATCTTCACCGCCCCAAACTTGAATTGTTTTAATGTTTGGATATATGGTCGGTAGAATTTGTTTATAATCAAATGCAGTCACCGCACGTTTCTGTGCAGTGTAACTCAGAGGAGCATAATACTTAATTGAAGAAATTGTTTCTGGTTCTGAACCACCAGAAGCAGTTTGAACCGTAGAAACAGTTATATTAGTTTCTCCACCAACAGCAGTCACATTAAAAATAGAAGACCCATTTGCTTCTTCTTTATTTGTGACAATATATTCCATGATGACAATGTTACCATCAGAAAGTTTCTTGCCAATAACATCATCGCCAAAATAAATTTCAAATCTACCATCATCAGATTCTTGTAAGAAGTATACTGGATCTGTACCTGTAGTACTTGTAATTTCTGTAGCAAGACGGAATGTTTCTGTTGTTGTATTTGTCTCAGAAGTTTGTACAGATACTTTCAATGTTGTAGTATCAGCTCTATTACTTGTCAACAAATATTTCTTTTCGGGGTCATTAAAGTCAACTGTATACTTGGTAGTAACTAGAGTGCCTTCATAGATTGGAAGATCTGCAAAAATAAGAAGTCCATTAGTCTGTGTTGTCGTGACATCTTCATTAACAACAAAACCATATGTGGAATTATTAATTGAAGTAGTAAACTTTGTACCCTTGTTAATAGTCAAAGAAGAAAGAGTATTGTTTGTAACAGTTACAGTCACACGAGCAACTGGAGCTCGTGCAGAACGTGGAGTGTATCCCAACTCCTTTGCTTTAGATACAACAGATGCACGAGTTGTGGCACTATCTAAGAACATTTCATTTGCAGCAAAGTTGGCATTCATTGCAAGATAGTGTGTGTTATATGCCAACAAATCAATGAGTGCAGATAAACCTGAGCCCTCAAAGTTATAGTCAGCAAACTCAGACTGACCTTTCATGTATGTTTTCAGATTGTTTTTGATATTATCAAAATCTAATTCTGTAACTTCTAATTTTGCCTGATGTGCCATCTTATCTTAATCTCTCTAGAAATAGGTTTACTGTTTGGACACCTGATGGAGAGTTGCGAACAAAAAATTCTATTGTCACCGAATAAGCATTTTCATCTAAGTTTGCTTTGGAATTAATATTAATAAGTTCCACTCTAGGTTCAAAGTTTTCAATCACATCTTGAATGTGTCGTGAAAGAACGTCCTCTATAATTTGACTAACTGGTTCAAATAAGACTGCACGAACATTTGAACCAATCTCTGGGTGAAATGGCCTCTCGTAAAAATTGGTGTTTACAAGGTTACGAACACTTCTCTTCACCGCTTCAATATTGGTAAGTTTTGTAATGTCACCAGTTAGGGGATGTGCAACAAAGTTAAGGTTCAGGTCTGAAAAGACTTGAGCATTTCTATCTGAATTATTTGTTGCTTCTGCATCTCTAAAAGCGGTGGGATTGACAGCCATTTAATTCTCCTTATTTGTATTTATAACGCAAGTTGAGAACTTACTTACCTTCCATAAGCTTTACTGCTTCCTCATAATCCCAACGATCAACAACACCTTCATTTAAAAGACGTTCACGATTAATCATATGTTGTGCCTGCACATCATCCTTACTTCCACCGAAGTATGGGACGCAATGTCCTTCTTCTGCAAGAACCTCTGTAACAAGTCTACCATCTGGAATCTTAAAGTCGCCAAGGATACGTCCAAACTTACCACGCATATCTTCACCGTTCTTTTCTTCAGTTGTTACGAGAACACCACCTTCTGTCAGCAGTTCTTTTAGTCTTGCCTTTGCAGCCCTACCGAATAGTTTCTCAACCTTGTCGGATGTTCTCGACTCTGGTGTGTCGATGCCCATGATACGAACACGTTCATCACGCAACCATATATTAAAACCTAAGTCAATGTCTACATCAACAGTGTCACCGTCAACTGCCTTCAGCAGTCTAACATCATATTCGTTTACTTTTAAATCTTTCATTTGTTCTCTCTCTCATAATTGTTTATCCACCAGCAAATACATTTGGTGAACCAGCTGCTACCGAAGTACAAGCAGATATTGCATCCCCAATTCTTCCACACCCTTTACCATTAACAAATACAGTTGTAGAACCAACTGCAATAGGTGCAGCATGAGGTGGACAAGGTGCGCCAGGTAGAAGATGCACAGTGTTTACATCACCCTGTCTAGAAACAGCAATACCATTTGCGAATACATCTGGACTACCAACTGCTCTAGTCATACCAGAACAATGTGGTACATCTGCATCACCAATTCTAGTTACGGCTGGCATGTCCTCTTTCCCTTCCTATTATTTCTTTTAGTTTATCATTGTAACTTTCCATTATCTCATGTTCTTCTTCAGTATGAGGCTCTGGAATAAGGTCAGGTTCAAATCTTATAAGGTTGTCAAATTCCATAGGTATGTCGTTCCAATCATGGAACTCTATGCATTCCCCACCATCTCGTATTAAATATATTCCCTTCATTATGCATACAACTGATATAATTTACCATACTCTTTGTATGTGCTATGATTGTAGAATGTTGCAACCTGACTTCTGTTTCCACTCTCCTTACATGAAATATGTAACCAAGGATTTCCAGAACCACCAGACTGATACTCCAGTAAGAACTGATCGTGTGGAATGTTCTCACGCACCCAAAGTGCAATATCATAATACTCTGCCTTTGTAACACCACTAAATTGCATGTCACAGGCCTGTCCTCTTTCATGTTGAGAAGTTCCACTTGCTGGACGGAAACCAGAAGTAATAAACATATTTGGATATTGTGTCTTGATTGGATCCAAAACATTAACTGCTAGAACTTTAAGATTGTTTATAATATCTTCTATTTCTAATCCATGTTGCGCTCTAATCCTATGTCCGAACACAGCATTCTTAGACAAGTCTCCCAACTTGAAATGCGTAGACAATTGCAGATTATAATCAATAGAACCATCTGTCAAAGTTACTTGGTCAACTGAACTTACACTTGTATTGCCGGCAGGAGCATTTGATATGTTTTGATTCTCTCCTGTTTCAGAAGAGTGTTCATCATTTACAGTTGGAACTTGTGGTTGTTGAATCAATCCCCTAGCTGCACTATCTGTATTATATCTACCTTCAAGTGCATTATAAGAATAATCAGAGAATGATGTTGGTAGATACTCTCCTCTAGTCACCGCAGCTTTCAGATCATCAACACTCTTCTCAACATCATCGTCACCCATAAAGGTTTCCACATCTGGTAGAACAACTCTTGCTTTCGGATCAAGTACAATCGCTTCCGGCGGTGCAGTAATATCCTCACCCTCTTCATATGTCGCAAACCCACGAGAGTCTTTGAACTCAATGTCTGGAACTTGATTATAACTTGCTGGGGATGGGCCTCCCAAGTTCAAGTCAATGGTTGCGCCTCTCATATCTACCGCACCAGAAACATCTAAGTTAAGAGTGCCTGCTTCAACCCCAATAGCCATTGCACCATTAGACAGTAAGTCATAGGTTCCACCATGCATCTGGGCAGCAGCACCATCAGAAGATAGTGTGTATGTTCCTTTAATGTTTGTCAGATAATCTCCATCAACACTACAGTAGAAATCAGCCTGTGTCTGCAACTTCATATCTGAAACAGAAGTTGCGGTAATATTCTGTTGTGCAGTAATCTCCGTAGATTCATTTGAGTACATGCGAATGTTCTTGCCTGCGTGGAACGTGATGTTCCTTCCGACATTCCAAGTCATATCCTCATCTACTTGTCCGTTGACAGAGCCACGCACATAGAGATTGGTGTTACCGTCAACATATAAATCTACGTTACCACGAACACGAACCTTCTTGTTCTTGTGAACAATCTCATAGTCCTCACCAACAATCTTTGTAACCTTAGTGCCGTCTGGATGTACCTCATAGAATGTTCCACTACGATGATACTCGTGTATCCGTTCATGGCCAGGGGTATCATCAAACTCTTGAATGTGTCCACTCTCAGTCTCCCTTACATGGTTGAAAGGATACTGTGCATTGTAAGGAGTCTTTGGTTCACCAGTTAAATCATCAACACGACTTTTCTTAAAGTTCACCACTGGATGCTGACGCACCAAGTCATTTACCGCAAGACGGTTTGTATCAACCTCATTCACTCGGCGAGGATAGTAAGAACGAGGGTCAGAAAACCCATTCAAGTTTTGTTGTGTAGAAACCGTTACATTAATTTCAGTTCCCGCTCTAGGGGGTTCATCAAAAATGATTTTGTTTTCTTCAATTTTATATGCCATGTTATGTTACCTGTGTATTGATTCCAACAGAAGATGCATATTCTGCAATACTCTGCGAACCGCCCTTTACTGCTGCTGGAACCCTTCCAGAAAACTCAGCTGGGTAGAAGTGTCCAACGTCATTTGGGATATCATTTTTTAATCTAAAACTAGACAATCCATTTCTTGCCATTTCTGTATAATTGTTTCCACTTGTTCCTGTATCATATCTTCCGTTAGGTAGAAAGATTTGAAGATCTATTGCACAGGCAAAGTTATGATAGGAACTGCCTGGCGATGCAGCTCTGTTTGTTGTTCTACCAGACCTGTAATCATTATAGAGTTTTCTTTGTTCGTTCAATGATCTATATCCATAACCAATACTAAAATCATAGTCTGGATTTTGATTGAGTAGATTGACAATACCTTCACCGAAACGATCACGCACCCAAGGAACAAGAGAGTTAACCTTTGAAGCCGTGTTGGATGCATATCTCGACCTACCAAAGTCTGCGGCTGTCCATGTTCTACCACCAGAAAACTCAGGCGCCTCTGCTTCTGTATTCAGTGGAGATGATGGTGGAACATTAGATGGAACATCCGATTCGCCATCTCTTGTTACAAGAACAGTTGAGTCAGTGGTGGGAGATGGAGTGTCAAACTCTGTGGTGTTTCCATCCGCAATGATTGTGGTTGTTTGAATCTGTCCAGCAGGCCTTGTTTGTGCATCTGAGTAATCAAAAGGAGAACCACCTTGTGGCACAGAAGATGCATTCAGTTTGCCAGGAATAGTACCCAACACCATAGGTTCTTGCATGAAGTCTGGATCACGCCAGAAACCAATCACCCATGTACCTTCAATCGGGCCAGTGGGAGATGTACCAATACCACCAGACGATGCAGAGTTTGCTGGTTGAATGCAGAACGCCCACGGCAAATCACCTGTGGGTAGTTTTGTCTTATCTTCCGTATGATATCCGAATACACGAACACGAACCCTACCTAGTGCTTGGGGGTCGCCACGATCTTCTACGACA